TTTGGTATCTTTACAAGTCGTAGTATGCGTGAACGTGGTAAGTATCAAATTCAGTGTATGAAGTCACGTAGTTCTACTGGTGTGGGACAGAAAATTGACTTAGAATACAACATTGAAACTATGCGTATCACTGACGAGGATCCTGACGGATATGCGGATCAGCAAGCAAAATATCGCCCAGCACCAAGTCCCAATCAGATTATGAGTCAATTAAAACCCCAGTCAACATTGACTTCTGATGCTCCATTTGACGGTGGAACAGTCGTAGATAATCCTGTAAAGGGCCCTGTAGACGTACAGGGAGCAAGATTAAAAGCTATGCTTAATGCAATGCGTAAGTGATAAATATAATTAGGAATCAACTTTATGGAACGCAAAACCCGTAGTCTATTAGAAGAATTAGAAGCACTTGGTAGCAACCGTGACACTAAACATGTCATTGAAAGCCGTGCTCATAATATCATCACCAGCGCAATAAATCTCATTGAAATGATTAACAAACATTACGATCCTGAACGTGCCGCTGTGTTAGAACGCAAACTATTAAGTGCTATCAAAGCTAAGGATCAAGCTAGATTCTCTAAAAGTTTGAGAAAACCAAATGAAACTGAATGACATTCAGAATGAGGGTATCGGGGACTCATTAAAAACTGCGGGTCGAGCAGCCGCAGGATTAAGTGGACAGGTTGCTAGCGCAGTCGGTGGAAAATTAGCCTCTGCTGGCGGTGTACTTGCAAGTGGATTTGGTCGTGCTGTGGGATTTGACGCATCTCAAAATTGGGCGGCAAATCATCAAAAAGGTATGGCTAGACAGAAGTTTATAGGTACTTTTGTTAGCAAGATCCAAGGCTTTCTTGCTAGCACAGAAGAAGCATATAAAGACGATATAGCATTAATTCAAAAGAAACAAGCCGAGGCTAGAGCCGCACAACAGGCTCAAGCGCAAGGTCAGCCAGTAAAAGAATCTTTTGACTACCAAATGAAATTAAGAGTAGCATTAAAAGAGGATCAAGAAGTTGATAATTTTATCAAACAATATGCTGGAACAATTGAACAAGCAATAACCAGCTATATGTCTGGAAATTTAGGAAATTTAGCTACCACAGTTAAAAGTACATCACAGCAGATTGCACAAATGATATTAAACAAACAGAATCCTGTTAATTTAATACAACAATTAGGTGGACAAATATTTGACCATTACTATAGCACACAGAGAAAAGACTTTGTACAATCACATCCAGCAGCCGACATTCCCCTAAGCTCTGACGGTGAACAAGTGTTGGCTGCACTAAAAAAACTCAATAAAAAAGAACAAGATATTGTTATTCAGAAGCTAAAACAGGGTGGAAATCTGTTCTAAACCCAAGTTTTTTTAGAAATGGCATAAATAAAAGTAGAGCCTATATGGTTCAAACTTTTAAAGGAAAATAAAATGTCAAACAATCTATTACATACTCATGGTGACGTAAAGCCAGTATTTGCTATCGACCAATTGAATGGTTCTGGCGCAGTTGCAACTGGTATCCCAGTTCAAATCGCTGGTCCAAAATTAGACTTCTTCGTTATTGACTTAGGCGGTGACGCTTCTGCTCAAGTAGGTCTTGATGGTGCAGTTGATTCAGTTATCAAGTGTATCACTCAATTAGCTACAACTCACTTCTTCCAAGTTGACGGTGACAAGTTGTCTATCGCTACTTATCCAGTAGCAGCTTGGGATCCAAGCGACCTACAAACTGCTATCCGTGCTTTAGGTACAGTTAACGGTTACAGCTTATCAGGCGCACAAGTACAAAACAACGGTTTCAATCTATATTTTGATTAATCTGATTTAGAGAAATCACAAAACCCAAGATTTATTCTTGGGTTTTTTTACCTCTATTAAATACTGTATGGGAACAAGAATTAGATGCTACACATTGTTTGATATCACTAAAACAGATATTACGAGTCGTAGACCTCCGCTAGACATGACAAACAAAGATGCGTCAGAGTGGGAACAAAAAAGAAACACACAATGTAACCTAGATACTATCATACAGGTTATATCACTACGGGCACAGCCAGAAAACATAAACATAACAGTATGTGAATCAGTTGATTTGATAGAATTTGACAACTTTGGATTCTTAATTGAGTCTGCTGAACCGTGTAACATGTGGCATTTTGATTTCTATATCAATCATTCAGGTGTATTCATGGAAAACGAGAACGAGTTGGGTGCATTATATACGGATTGTTCGGGCGTGCCCATGATAAAAATACATGACCGACAAATTACATTACCAGACTTCTTAGATACAACCCCGGAATTACGCAACATTTACTTTGAGGTGCTTTCATATGAATGAACAAAAACTATACAATTCTCTACACAAACTATTCAGTATTGAGAATCTAAACAAATTAAAAGATAAAGCAGTTTATAAAGACGGCAACTCATATAAGTTGTTTGAACAATACGAGATAATTGCTATTCCCACTGGATTTAAAATAATGAAATTGGGTACAGATACTTCAAACATATTCTCTTCCCTGCAATATGCAGTGACATGGGCAGTTTTGAATAAACGCAATCTAATCTATGAAGAAAATCGTGTGCGTGACTTGGATACTGAATTAGCAAGCTTAGAAGTTATTATAAAATCCGCTGAAAATGCTAAGAAAAAAGCAAAATTAGACTTTTTAAGATACAATAGACTAGCTGAGGCCAGATACAAAAAACAAGCAATTCTAGAGGAATTAAATAGCTATATGATTCAAACTAAACGCTGGCAACTTAAGAAATTTAAGGAATCTTCTCTTTAATTTTATTTGAAGAAAGATAAATACATTATCGTACTTTAGGAATACCTATGAAACTAACCGAATTTAACCGTAAACCATCAATGATGGCTAAGAAAGCTTTAAGAGAGAATTTTAATACCTCTTTGAACTTTGACAAATTGTCAATGTCTGACACAAGAACCATGTTACGTAAAGTAAAGGGTCTAATCAGCGAAACTAGACAATCAAATGCTATTCATTCTAGCGAACAAAATCCAGCATACTTGAAACTAGTATTCATGGAACAAGCTTTAGCACATCACTATGGTGAACTAAAAGCACAACCAATGTACAACAGTCGTATCGTTGTTGAGAACGAACAAGTTGAGAAATCACAAGTTGTTCTAGCAGTTAAAGATATGGTTGACAGCGTACAGAAAATGGTTGAAGAAGTTTCTGATATGTTAGTAAAAGAATTGCCAGCTGTTATTGATAGCGTTAACAGCGAAATTGGTACTAACGAAGGTGAGCAATTCAGTTCACAAGCCAATGAAGCACTAACAACATTGCAAGCCGCATTGACACAATCTAAGACAAGTTTACAAGCCGCACTAGGTGTTGTAACAGGTCAAGGTGGTGGATTTGACGCAGGCATGGGCGGTCCAGAAATGGGCGGTGGTATGCCTGATATGGGTGGCGAAGAAATGGGCGGTGGTATGCCTGATATGGGTGGCGAAGAAATGGGTGCTGAGATGCCTGAAGAAGAACCAGAAGCGCCACCAACAAGCGTAGGCCGCGCAAAAAGATAATGCGTCTTTTTGAGTTTGATAACAACGATCCGTTGAGAGTGAAGTTGACTGCGGTAACAAGTCAACTTCAATCCGACCTTCAGAATGCAAACTCAGAAGATCCAATGAGTACAGACGCATTTTTAAATCTATTACGTAAGAACGAAATTGTAATAGATAAAAGTGATATCTATGATATCATTAAAAAAGAACCACTAGTTCACTTTATCAAAGACATTGAGGATGATAAAGTTATATTCAGAGGTCAAGTGTTAGCAAAACAACCTATCGATCCTGACCAATCAGAGCAAATAGTTGCTCAAATGGCTAAAAAAGCAGCCAAATAGAATTGACAATTGGACTATAATCAACTATAATTGATTATATGTACAATCCTAATAAATTCAAATACGAAGCATTAAAACGCATAGACACACCTGAAGGGCGCAGATACGCAACACCCGATGGTAACAAACTACCCTCAGTCACTACAATATTAGACGCTACTAAGTCAGAAGAATCTAAACAAGCATTGGCTAATTGGCGTAAACGAGTTGGCGCTGTTCAAGCACAAGCAATCACAACAGAAGCCGCAGGTCGCGGTACACGTATGCACAAGTGGCTTGAAGATTATATTAAGACAGGTGAGATAGGTACACCCGGAAGTAATCCATATTCAATACAAAGTCATGCAATGGCAACTAGCATCATTGCACAAGGACTATCTAAATGTAATGAATACTGGGGTACAGAAGTTCCGCTTTACTTCCCTTCAGTTTATGCTGGTACAACAGACTTGTGCGGGGTGCATGATAATGCAGAAGCTATCATGGATCATAAACAGACAAATAAACCTAAAAAACGTGAATGGATTGATGACTACTTTGTTCAGTTAGCTGCCTACGCTAATGCACATAACGAAGTGCATGGTACAAAGATACGTAAAGGTGTCATTTTTATGTGTTCAGCTGCCAATGAATATCAAGAATTCATCATTGAGGGTGCTGAATTTGACAAGTACACAGACATGTGGTTCAAACGATGTGAGGGATTCTATCTGAAATACCTCTAGTCCAATCTACTTTAGATTGATAAATAGTATATAATCTTTCCTTAAGAAAAATATACTATGGCCATAATTCAGATTTCAAAAATTCAACACCGTACAGGGGCAAATGTAGATTTGCCTCAACTGTCTGAGGGCGAACTAGGCTTTGCCACAGACGAGCAAAAGCTGTATATTGGTAACGATCCACTGTTACATCCCCCTGCAAACAACAGTACGACTACCCAAGTTGAAATATTAACAGAAGTATCCACATTACAATACGCTAAACTAGAAGGTGGTGCTAATACTGCTCTTAACTTAGCAAACACTTATCCAGGACAAGTAATGGTTCTGGCAGCAGACGGAAACACTTGGGTCAATGCTGGTGGAAATGTGTTAGATGCAAGTAATACTACAATTATACCAGGATATGGTGTACATTTAGGTGATGCGGCTAATATCAAAGTAACCGGTGGTATCAACGGATATGTGTTACAAACAGACGGTCAAGGTAATTTATCTTGGACAAGCGCTGGTATTATCCAATATCAAATCACTAATATATCAAAAGCAAATCCTGCAGTTGTCACAACTAGCGCCAATAATCAAATTACAACTGGTGTGCCTATTACTATTTCTGGTATTGGTGGAATGACACAAATCAGAACAGCAGGTGAAAGCGGTACTAACAAGTTTTATGCCCAGCGTATTGATAATACTAGTTTTTCTTTGTACAAAGATACTGCGTTTTCAATAGCAGTTGATAGTACAAGTTTTACTACTGCTACTTATGATGCTAACAGTTTAGTAACAGTTTCATTCTATAGTCAAGGTACAGGTAGTCCAGGTGGTTCAAACAATCAAATTCAATTGAATGACGGTACAGGCGGCTTTGCTGGTAGTGCTAACTTAACATTCAGTAGAATCACAAATCAATTAACAATTGGTGGTAACTTAGTTGCTAACGTAGTAACTGCTAATAGCTTTAGAGGTCCTGTAACAGGTAGTATTGGTGCAACTACACCTAATACTGGTGCATTCACTAGTATCACTGCTACAACGACAGCCGCTATTACTGGTAATGTAAATGCAGGAAATACAAACATCTCAGGTATTGCTAATATAGTTGGTAATTTAAACGCAGGTAATATAAGAACAGCAGGTACAGCCAATGTAGGTAACTTAAATATTGTTGCTAATGTAACTTCTAATTTAACACCAAATGCTAATGTAACTATTAACTTAGGATCAAGTTCGCAGAATTGGAAAGATGTATTTGTTGGTAATTCAATTTCGTTAAACGCACAATCTATTACATCAGATGGTACAACTGCAACTATTGCGGGTAATTTAAACGTTGGCAATGCTAATTTAGGTAATATTGCAACTGCTAATTATGTTACGGGTACATTAACAACAGGAGATCAACCTAATATTACTAATGTCGGTACATTAGTTGACTTAACCGTTAGAGGTCCAGTTGATTTAGGTAATGTAGGTAATCTAACAATAGGTGGCATCACAGCAAATTATGTATTAACAGTTAAATCTGATGGTTCAGGTCTTAACTGGTTACCAACACAACAAGTTATTACTAACCCCGGCGGTGTTGATACATATGTTCAATTTAATGACAATGGTGTATTTGGTGGTAATGCTAGATTAGCATTTAATAAAGTTTCAGGCTTGTTAACTACATTGTCAGTAGCAGGTGATGGTGCAAACTTAAGTAATTTAACTGGTGCAAACGTCACCGGAACTGTAGGTAATGCAACTAAAGCAGGTACTGTCACAACAGCCGCACAACCTAATATTACATCAGTTGGTACATTGACAAGCATTGCAGTTACGGGTAATGCAAACGTAGGTAATTTAGGTACTCCTGGATTAATAGTAGCAGCCGGTAACGTGATTGGTGCTAATTTAAATACAACAGGAGCACTAAGTGTTACAGGTAATGCAAACGTAGGTAACATAGGTGCAACAGCCGGTGTATTTACAAGCAACGTAAGTGGATTAAACGTTAGTGTTTCTAATTTAACAACTACTAATACACTAACTGTTAACGCTACTGCTATAATAGGTACCATTAACGCAGGTAATATCAGTACTACTGGTAACATAAGTGCTGGGGCAAATCTATACGCAACAGGTAATCTAACTGTTACTGGTAATGCCGCAGTAGGTAACTTAAACGTAGGTGCTGTTGTAGCAGTTGGCGCAATTAGTACTACTGATAATTTAACAGTAACTGGTAATATAACATCTGGTAATATTTCTACTGGCAGAGGCACGTTTAGTGGTAACGTAAGCTCTGGTAACTTATCAACTTCTGGTAATTTAACTGTAGGTGCAAATACATCTGTATCTAACTTAGCAATCACTGGTAATATTACTGGTGCGTTGTTGCCAAGCGCAAATGTAACATACAATTTAGGATCACCAACACAGCGTTGGAAAGATTTATATCTATCTGGTAGCACAATTTATTTGGGTGCTGCCGGAACACTATCTACTGATGTAAATGGTGCATTATCTATCAGTGGTAATTTATCAACTACTGCAAATGTAATTTCAGGTAACTCTATAACCGGTAATCTTTCAGCTACTGGTAATGCAGACGTAACCGGTAATGTAATAGCCGGCAATGTATACGCTAACAGTGGTACAGTTGGTGCATCAAAATTAGCAGGATCATTAACAACAGCGGCTCAACCTAATGTAACTAGTGTGGGTAGATTGACTGACTTAGCAGTTGGTAATTCTACTGTTTATTCTACTTTTGGTAATGGTACTATATCTGCAAATAGCGTTAGCGTTGCGGGTAATATCTACTTGACAACTACTACACCAATTAATATCAATGGTTCAGTTGGAGTTAATGGACAAGTACTAAGCACAACAGGTACGGGTGTACAATGGATTACATTAAGTCCGAATAGTATTTTCAACGGTACAAGTAACGTAAGCGTATCATCAAGCGGTGGTAACGTTACGGTATCAGTAGGTGGAACATCTAACGTAGCAGTAGTATCATCAACTGGTGTAAATGTTGCCGGTACACTAAGTGCTACAAGTTTAAAATTACCCGGTGGTACTGTAGGACAAGCGTTAATATCTGATGGTGCAGGCGGATTGATATTTGGTAGTGGAAAAGCATATGCTGTATCTACAATCAATAACTTAGTAGCAGGTTCTGCATTAGTATTTGATGTAGACTATAGCAATGTAACTTATCCAGCAGGTGTATTTACATTACGTCAATTAGGTCCAGTATCGTTTAGTATGTCAGATACATGGTCTAGTGGTGGTACAAGCAAGAACGCATACACTAATGGTGTAGCAAGTATTGTAAACACACGTGATATCACACTTACATTGACATTAGCCAATGCTACATTTGCAGTTAATACTGCTACTGATTCTATTGTTGTCGGTAGTACAGTAATTTCTGGTGCTAATTTAGCAAGCTTGAATATTGCAACTAACGCAGGCGGAACTTATTCTATTCCTGCTAGTTTGTTTGCGGCAAGCGCACAAACAGTAGCACCAAGTCCAGTAACTATCTCTGCAACATTGACTACAAATCGTGGTCAGTTTAATACATCTGGTACTAATTTAACAAACAACCCATACTCAGCATTTAATATTAGCTTTAGTGGAAGTTGGACATCTTCTTCTGTTCCTTTCTGGAACGTTAATCAATCATTCAACTGGAATTCATCGTTGACTGGTACAGTTAACAGTGGTAATGTAAAATATACACAAGTAAGTAATCCTACAGTAACAGGTACATTATCTTCAGTTGGCGGAACATCAGGTACATCTGTATCACTAGACAGTTCAGTTAGCTATACAATTAGTACAACCGATTATGTTGGTATTGGTGCAAACGTCACTGCTGGAACATCAACAGTGGCTACATCTACTACATTGAATGCCGCAACTAAATACTATCCTTTATTCTATAAGATTACTGGAAGCAGTGCTAATCCTAACTTCATCACAGGTGATTCATATTTAACAAAGGCTTATGCAGTAGGTGACGGGGCAAATACTTCAACTACCGCATCTAACTATTTGTGGCTAGCAGTTCCTGGAGTAAGCACATCACATACATTCCAACACGTTGACCAAGGATTTACTGTAGCTGATACACCTGATGCAACATATCTAAATCAAACTATTGGTGGATATACATATCAAGTATATGGATTTACCAACTTCAGTGCCGCACTAAAAATATCAGTGACTACATAATAACAGGAAAATAAAAAATGGCAACATTCACTTGGGGTACCCCAACACAGATTAAGAATATGTTAGACCCTTCTAGTAGTAGTGATGCTACTACTAAAAGTTATGTAGATGGAAAGATTGCTGGTAGTAACACACAAGTTCAATTTAATAATGCATGTAACTTTGGAGCTAGCTCCAATTTTACTTTTAACAGTACCACAAGTTTACTAACGTTAGTAGGTAATATTGCAGTAACTAATGCTAATTTAGGTAATGCTGTAACTGCTAATTTCTTTATTGGTAGTGGTAATAATTTAAGTAATATCCAAGGTAGTAATGTATCGGGTGAAGTTGCATATGCCGCAACTGCTAACAGCATTGCTGGTGCTAACGTGTCAGGTGCAGTTGCGTTTGCTACGACAGCCAATGCAGTAGCCGGCGCTAATGTATCAGGTGCAGTTACATTTGCTACAACAGCTAATACAGTAGCCGGTGCTAATGTAAGTGGACAAGTAAATTTTGCCGCAACTGCTAATGCTGTAGCAGGTGCTAATGTAAGCGGACAAGTAAATTATGCGGCAACTGCTAATGCTGTAGCTGGTGCTAATGTAAGCGGACAAGTAAATTTTGCTAACGTAGCAAACAATGTAGCCGGCGCTAATGTTAGTGGACAAGTAAATTTTGCCGCAACTGCTAATAGCGTAGCTGGTGCCAACGTATCAGGTCAAGTAGGTAATGCACTAGTAGCCGGAACAGTTTATACAGCATCACAACCAAACATTACAAGTGTAGGTACACTAACAAGTTTAGCGGTTACTGCCGTAGTAAATCCAAGTCTTGGTAATGCAGTTACTGCTAACTTCTTTATTGGTAGTGGCAACAACCTAAGCAATATTCAAGGTGCAAACGTTAATGGTCAAGTATTATATGCCGCAACTGCTAATGCTGTAGCGGGTGCTAATGTAAGCGGAGCAGTAGCATATGCAACAGTTGCTAATGCAGTAGCTGGCGCCAATGTGTCAGGTGCAGTTGCGTTTGCTACAACAGCCAATGCTGTAGCGGGTGCTAATGTCAGTGGTCAAGTTACATTTGCCGCAACTGCTAATGCTGTAGCGGGTGCTAATGTAAGCGGAGCAGTCGCTTATGCTACAACTGCTAATGCTGTAGCGGGTGCTAATGTCAGTGGTCAAGTTGCTAATGCATTAGTAGCAGGTACAGTTTACACTGCGGCTCAGCCAAATATTACATCAGTAGGTACATTAAGTTCATTAGCAGTAAGTGCCAATGTAACAGCAGGTAATGTATATGCTAATTCAGGAACAATTGGTGCTAGTTTATTAACTGGTACATTAACAACAGCGGCTCAACCAAATATCACTTCGGTTGGTACATTGCGTGATACTATATTAGGGTCAAGCAATTCATTATCGGGTGGTAACTTAGTAAGTGCAACATACCTTGGTGGTACATTAACAACAGCCACACAACCTAATATCACTTCTGTTGGAACATTGAGTTCATTAGCAGTAACCGCTAATGTAATAGCCGGAAACGTATATGCTAATGGTGGGACAATTGGTGCTACATTAGTAAATGGTACATTAACAACAGTCGCACAACCCAATATCACTTCAGTTGGTACATTGGGTAATCTAAGTGTAACATCTAATATCACTGCCGGAAACATTGAATCTACTGGCGCACTTAAGGGCGGCGCACTAACTGTACAAGATACAATCATTAATGGTAACTTAACTGTCACTGGTACTACTGCTTATGCTGACGTAGCAACATTAAACGTTAAAGACCCTGTTATTGAACAAGGTGGCAATCCAAACGGTGTTGCATTATCAAGCAATGACGGTAAAGACCGTGGTCAATTACTACACTATTACACAACACAACCCGTTGATGCTTTCATGGGTTGGAAGAACAACAATGCTGAATTTACATTTGCTAGCGAAGCATCAATTACAACCAACAATGTAACAATTGCTAAATTGGGTAATGTTCGTGCTGGAAATGCTATATTCAGTAATTTAGTAACTGCTAATTATTTTACCGGTACACTAACAACAGCGGCTCAACCTAATATTACAAGTACAGGAACATTAACAAGTTTAGCTGTTTCGGGTGATGAAACTGTAGGTGGAAACTTAGGCGTTACTGGAAACATTTCAGTTACTGGTTATATCTCTACAAACGCTAATCTTTCAGTCGCTACTAATATAACTGCTATCAATGTTTATGCTAACTCAGGAACTATAAAAGCCACAAATATAACAGGAACATTGACTACTAACGCACAACCTAATGTTACATCAGTTGGTACATTGGATAGTCTAAGTGTTACTGGTAACATTTCAACTTCTGCTAATTTATCAGTTACATCTAACATTACATCTGGTAATATATATGCTAATGCAGGAACTATTAAAGCCTCATTATTAACTGGTACAGTAACAACAAACGCACAGCCTAACATTACAAGTGTTGGTACATTATCTGAAATTAATATCACTGGTAATACTCTTACAGGTAATCTTACAGTAAACAATACATTAACGTTAAACACATTAACTGTAACAGATATTTCTATTAATGGTAATTTAGCAGTTAAAGATTCATTAGTTGAACTTGGTGGAAATCCTAACGGCACACCTCTTGCATTAAACGATGCAAAAGATAGAGGTACATTGTTACATTACTATACAACAACACCGGTTGATGCATTCATGGGTTGGAAAACCAGCTCAAGTGAGTTTGTATTAGCAAGCAGTGCTACAACATTAAACAATGCAATCACCGTTGTTACTTATGGTAATTTACGTGCAGGTAATGCAGTATTCAGTAACTTGATAACTGCAAATTATTTCACAGGTACGTTGACAACAGGTCAACAACCAAACATTACACAAACTGGTACATTGGGAACATTGAATGTCACTGGTAATATTCAATCCGGTAATGCAAGTTTGGGTAATCTAATCACTGGCAATTATATACAAGGTGTGTTGACTACAGCGGCACAACCTAACATTACAAGTCTAGGTACAGTAAGTTCTTTAGATTCTACTGGAAATATCACTGCTGGTAATGTATATGCTAACTTAGGAACAGTTGGTGCTAGCTTGTTAACAGGTAACTTAACAACTGCAAATCAACCAAACATTACAAATATTGGTACACTGGGTAATTTAAATGTCTCCGGTAACACAGTATCTGGAAACTTATATGCTAATACTGGCACAGTCAGAGGTAGTCTGTTAACTGGTACATTAACAACAGCCGCACAACCTAACATTACATCAGTAGGTACATTAAGTTCATTAGCAGTTACTGCTAATACAACTACAGGAAACATTAGCATTAGTGGTAATGCAAATACAACTAATTTAGGTGTCAGTGGTGTGTTAGTGATGACTGGCAATCTTTCTGCTGGTAACATAAGCACTCCTGGAATATTAACAGTTACTGGAAATGCAAGTGCAGGTAATATAAGCACAGGTGGTTTATTAAACGTCACTAGTACTGCAACAGTTGGTAGCTTGAGCACTAGCGGTGTAGTAACGGCAACCGGTAATGTATCCGGTGGTAACTTAACTACAGGTGGTGCATTATCTGTTACAGGAAATGCTAACGTAGGTAATATTGGAGCAACAGCAGGTGTATTCACTGGTACTATTACCGGTGGTAACATATATGCTAACTCAGGTACAGTTAGGGGTAGTTTGTTAACTGGTACATTAACTACTGCAAGTCAACCAAACATAACAAGCATTGGATCATTAAGTTCATTGACCGTTACGGGTAATATTGTTAGTGGAAATGCTAATCTTGGAAATACATTAATTGCTAATTATATACAAGGTACATTAATCACAGCAAGTCAACCAAACATAACTGCAATAGGAACACTAACTACACTTACTGTTACTGGTACTGCTACTGTCGGTGGATTAAATCTAACAGGAGATTTATCTGCACCAAATATAACAGCAAGCGGTACGCTAACAGTTATTGGTGACTCTAACTTAGGAAATTTAGGATTAAGTGGGTTTACAACAGTTACTGGTGCAATCACTGGTGGCAGTTTAACTACTTCAGGTACATTAAGTGTTACTGGCAATAGTTCAATAAGTAACTTGTCAGCAAGCGGTACAATAACAGCAACTGGAAACGTAACCGGTGGAAATTTAAGAACCGGTGGAAACATTACTGCAACAAATACAATTACTGGTGGTAATTTAACTACAGGCGGTACACTATCTGTCACGGGTAATGCAAGTGCAGGTAACATTAGTACAGTAGGAACATTTACTTCTACTGGTAATGCTAACGTAGGTAACTTAGGAACGTCAGGTTTAATAACAGCTACCGGTACTATTACCGGTGGTAATTTAACTACTGCTGGTAGATTAACCGTAACAAGTAACGCCAACGTAGGAAATATTGGTGCAACAGCAGGTGTGTTTACTGGTGCAATTACAGGTAGTACAACATTAAATGTCACCGGTAACGCTAACGTAGGTAACTTAGGTGCAACCGCAGGTGTTTTTACAGGTAACGTGTCAGCAGGTAATATTACTGCATCAGGAGCACTGATAGTTACTGGTAATATTACGATTGGTAGTTCAGGTGTACTACACGGACAACTTGGTGTATTGACCGTTGACGCAGACATAATTCCAACATCAAATATTACATATGATTTAGGTTCTGCTGTTAAGCGTTGGAATGACATTTATGCTAACACTACAGTATTTTTAGGAAATGCATCAATTGTAGCATCTGATACTACAATTACAATGTCAAATGCGTTCTCGGCAAATGGAATAACATCAACTGGAAATCTAAGTGTATCCGGAAAAACAAGTTTAGGCAGTGTGGCTAACGTGAGCATCACTGGCGGTAGCAGTGGACTTGTTCTAAGCACAGATGGTTCAGGTAATCTAAGTTGGATTAATCAAACCACACCTTCAGGTTCTAATACACAAGTTCAATTCAATGATAATGGATCGTTTGCTGGTAGCTCTAGTCTTACATTTAACAAAACTACAGGTAACTTATCTGCAACTTTATTAACAGGCACATTAACAACTGCGGCGCAACCTAACATTACATCAGTTGGTATATTAACAAGTTTGGGTGTGTCAGGTAATATTACTGGTGCAAATATAAAGAGTAATGGTTTAGCAAATATAACTGGTACTGCAAACGTAGGCAATTTAGTAACAGCGGGTATAGTTACTGCTACAGGTAACGTTACTGGTGGTAATCTAGTAACCGGCGGTGATGCAAACGTGACAGGAACTGTAAGCGCAGGAACTATTACATCATCAGGTTCTATAACCGGAACTGGTAATATTGCTGGTGGTAATCTTACAACTTCCGGGAATGTAACTGCTAACAATATTTCAGTTACTAGTAATGTAACAGTTACTAAATCAGTAAATACCGGCGACCTGACTTCTGCTAACATAACTGGTTCTGGATATGCTAACGTAACAGGTAATATAATCTCTGGTGGTTTTATATTTGCTAATAGTGGAAACATTCAAGGTAATAATATAACAGTTACTAGAACACTAACTACTGCCAATGTATCTGCAACAACAAACATCTCAACCGTAGATTTATCTGCTACAGGTAATATTAATTTTACTAGCACAAGCAATGTAAGTTTGGGTGCAGTTGCTAATCTACACATCTCTGGCGGCACAGCAAATTATATACTTAAGACTGATGGGTTAGGTAATCTAAGCTGGATTAATCCAGCAAGTACTCTAGCATCAGCAGGTAATACACAAGTTCAATTTAATGACTCTGGTAGTTTAGCTGGTAGCGGTTCTTTTACGTTTAATAAAAACACTGGGGTAGTAGCCGCAACACAATTCAATGGTAGTGGCGCAGGTTTAACAAATATCCCTTCAGCCAACATTGTTGGAACTGTGGCAAATGCAAACTATGCGGCATACGCAGGTAATGTAACTATAGCCGCACAATCTAATATCACTACACTAGGAACATTGGGTAATCTTTTTGTAACCGATGATTCAAACTTAGGTAATTTAACTGTAAGCAAGATAACAAATTTAGGTCCTGTTGCTAACGTAAAAATAACAGGTGGTAATGACGGATACATTCTTAAGACAGATGGTACTGGTAATTTAACTTGGATAGCGGCACCGGATACACATCCAGGTGGAAGCACAACACAAGTACAGTTTAATGATGGTGGTGTGTTTGCTGGTAATTCAGGATTTACATTTGATAAATCAAGTGGTAAATTATTTGCTACACATTTCAGTGGTACTGCAGGTAACCTAACAAGTATACCGGCAGGAAACTTAACTGGCACAATACCAGATACAGTTACTATTGCAGGTACAGTTGCTAATGCAACACAATCAAATGTTGCTAATTATGCAAGTAATGTAACCGGTCATACACAATCTAATATTACAGCAGTTGGTACTCTAACTCGTTTGCGTGTAAGTAATGCAGGTTATAATGAAACTGATGCATTTGGTATTGTAGGCACACATCAGTCAGGATATTTTTCTACTACAACAAGTAGTTTCTGGATTACATCCGCACCAAATGCAATTGTTACTACTCCTGGAACACCACCAGTAAATCCTGGATCTGGTTTTGAAATTGACCACGATATTAATCAAGTTACGTTCTTAAATGCAGGTTATCAAACTGTTACAGTTAATCCTAAGGGTGACTTTAAACCTAAGACAAGTTCTGCTGGCGGAACATTAGTTAATAACTTGGGCGGTAAAGCAGGTGGAACAGACTATGTAACTAACATCACCGGAACTCCTGCAGCTCCAGTAGCATATGGGTTGACAGATTACTATCAAGTAACACAAGATGCAACAAGTGGAAGCGGTACAGGTGCATTGTTTGAAATTTATACTGTAACAGCTATTGGCGGACAAGCATACGCTGTTATTGTAAATGATCCTGGACATGGTTATGCTGATGGTGATACTGTTACTATCCATGGTGCTAACTTAGGTGGTGCGACTCCTGCAAATAATTTAACATTCACTGTATCACAGACATGGGATGCCTATTGGAGAAATCTATATGTCGGTGATGTTAATATGAATAATGGTACAGGTAACTGGACATTAATGGCAGGGTCAGATGGATTATACTTACGTAACAATGATAATGGTAACAAGTATAAGATAACAATGACTGCTGTTCCATCAGGTGGACCTACTCCTCTAGGATAATAAGATAAATAATAGTGTTCGCTCTTAAATGAGAGTTTACGCGGAAGTCAACCGCGTAGGCCTAGAACGCCAACTAACTTAAAGGAAAAATAAAATGGCAGCAAGATTAAACAAGAAATTCTTCGGTAACCGTAACATTGGTACCGGCGGTGACCAAACAGGATCACTATCAAACAGTCAAAACTACGGTGATGACCGCATTGGTGGTGAAGGTGTAGCAAGTGTCACAATCAATACAGAAGGTACATATACTTCTGCATTACCTACAGTATCATTCTCAACACCCGATCTTCCAGGTGGTGTTCGTGCAACAGGTACAGTTCATGGTCATGCATTAACAGCAGTTGCAACAGCGGCTGGTAGTGGATACAACTTAGCTAATGTGTTGACATTACCATCAGGTAGTGGTATAATTACACCTGCAACATTTACTGTTACTGCGGTTACAGTAGTTAGTATCACGTTAAACAACGGTGGTACAGCAAACGATGTGGGTGATGAATTTACATTTGCAGTATCAGGATTTGCAACTCCGTTGAGAGTTCGTGTTACAGCCGCAACTACCGGAACTGCTACAGCAGTTTCTATTGTCAACGGCGGTGTATGGACAAGTGGTGCATTACCATCTAACACAATTGGCATGACTCGCACACAAGTTGCAGCCGGTCAAGACTATAACGGTCAAAACTTGCAAGTTAATATCACTGGATGGGGTGTTGCTACTGTTGCGGTTGCCCAACAAGGTGACTATACCAGTATCTCTAGCGGTGCAAAAGCAACAACAGTTACACCATCAGGTGGTTTAGGTGCTACATTGACTGTCACTTATGGTGTTAGCGGTGTTGTAGTTGATGAAAAAGGTTCCGGATATACAACAGTTGCAGATGCGGCTCCTACATTCAGTTCTGGTTCTGCAACAGCTACTTCAGTATTAACAACAGACAACGGTATTCCTTACAGTGCAGGTAATCAAGAGAATGCGTTGATTCCATATGCATATATCGGTGGAAGTCGTAAGATTGTTGATATTATCGGTCAAAAAGGTGCACGCCGTTATAAAGTAACAGACGGTACTAACGTAGCATTATGCAACTTAAAAACATCAGCCGCGGCAAATGCTGCTGGCGAAATGGACTTGACTGCATATGACAGTGCTGGTGGCGAGTATTGGGTTAAGAAAATCAATAACCGTCGTTGCACAGTTGTTCGTAAAGCATCAGGTGGCGGTACACAATTCGCTACAGATTCTAGTGTTCCATGGACATTAGATGCGGCAACACTTAACGTCAGTGTTAAAATCAATAACGCTTAATTTTTAAGCAACCAATAAAAAAGCCGCACTATGCGGCTTTTTTTGTGAGACTTTCTAGTTTATCTTTTACTATATCAAAGTTAACTGTATTGAACAATCCGCTATGTAATGGTTTTGGATAATGATGTACGTCTACCCAACAATATCCCACATGTTCTTCATTTAATACAGGGATAAATTCATCATCTATCTTACAAAAGAATGTATGATATGTGAATACGTTGTTTACAAATTTTTGAATGGGTATGAGTTTGGCATCTTTAGGAAAATAATCTATTTCTTCAATACATTCACGTTCTAGACCTTGAAACAATGTTTCTTCATCTTCAAGTTTACCACCAGGAATACCCCAAATGTTTACACCCCTTTCTTCATTGCGAAGTAGGAATAAAAATCTATTGGTATTATTTGCGTAGAAGAATACGCCTGCTGATATCTTTTCTTTTTTACTCATACATTAATTTATCTTGTATGAGTTGTTCCATTAAATTACTACAGAGAAGTCGCCGGCTGCATACCAGCCTTCGTATGATTTAACCCAAACACCATCTGTATATCTGTATTGTACATTGGTTGTTAAATTAGTAACAAACTGTACGTTTGCCTCTGCTTGACTGTTAAAACTTACATTCCATTTTGCACCGTCATATTCAATAATGTCATTGGCATTCGCAATAACTTCACCCCAAGCAGGAGAAAAATCTGAATTAACTGCACCAATATTATCAATAATCAAATAACGTTGTCCGGCAGATGCAGTTGGTAAGCCAGCATCAGGTCCTTTATGTTGTGGATTGATGATACTGTTAACTGAACCAAGAGTATTCTGTGGTAATGTGTCAGTATCAATATTATAAGTTAGTAATCTATCATCAATAGGATTTATACTGATTGTACCTACAATGTCTGTATTCATATATGGGTTCTGTAACCAAATCTGACTGATACCTGATTTAACTTCTCCATATACGTTTAAGAACGCACTCCATTTGATATCAGTAATAGGATTTTGTTCTGGGAAATTGATATCACTGTTGGGTGGAGTAAAAGGTTCATTTTCGGGTAATATTTGTAATGTGTTATTGATTAAGAATATCTTATAACCATAAGGTGTGATTTTTTGTCGTGTGCCCAATAACAAATGGTCATCTTGCATGTCTGTAATTGCGTGACCTTTAAAAATGCTTGCAATAACTTTATGAATAACACCCATTTTCTTAGCCTTAGCACTAGCACTAATCCATATAGGCATATAGAATTTCCAACTCATAATGTCAATAGGATTACCTGACCCCATTGGAATTTGTCTACTACTAAATGTCAACCCGTCTTGATATACAACTGACAAACTTGTCCAGTCAATAAAATTATCAGTGCTTTGAATCTCCATACTTGGATTAAACAATATACCAAGTTGTTCAATCAACTCTAATTTTTGTTGATAGTTTGTTGTCCAAAAGTCTACATTGATACGTAATGTATATGGAACAGGCATTAATCGTTCAACAGTGAATGCATCACCTTGTACATTTTCAAATGTTTGAGTATCCTGATTAAATGCTCTACGGCGAACAGTCATCTTATCAACGAATGTTGGATCCTGTGTACGTCTTTGGTCGTACTCTAATCCAGTTACATAATATGTAATCAACGGTGCACTAGGAAGACTACTAGGGCTGTTGTTTGCTTGTATGACAGAAGCTTGGCGACTAGAATCACCGTATTGAATGGGTACACGAACAATAATATCATTACCTGCAGGGTCTTTGCCCTTAGTAACATTCCAGTCACTAAAGATTCTAGCAAACTGAATTAAAAATCTGCGTATTTGATTGTCGTAAAAGTAATTTGCCATTGATATCCTTAATCAGGCGTAATTTTAAGTATTGATGATAGACCTTGCAATTCATTGATAGCACTTCCGTCAACTAATGTTGTTTGATTGTTGTTATTTATGAAGCTATTCAATAGGCTCTGATTATCTGTGCTATTGAAGCCTGTATCTGTTTGTACTTTCTCAGATATACCAATCCATAAACTACCATCCCAACGGAATAGTTTCTGAGGTGCATAGTCTAAGCGCAAGAAATAATCTCCTACTTTTGGATTATCAGGGAAGGTAATTCCTGATCCAAAAGGTATTCCGTTTGGTGCTGTTCCGTCTCCTACCATATAACCACTTGTATATCCTAATCCTCTTGGTGAAGCCTCTCCCACAAACGTGAATCTTGGATCCTCGTCTGCTCTAAAGTCCATGATGTTAACATCAACAATTGTTCCGGTAAAGCTAGGTAACGATGGGTCTTGGTCAGCAGTTGCATATGTGTTATCAGTTGTACCATAAGGTGCTGTAATATCACCTAATGCTTTTGCAGTCAACACAATAGTCGGTTCTGTACTACCGCTACCGCTTGCTGTTTTCTCTGGCTCTATTTTTGCTAACTCTAAACTTAATTTAACAAAAGCTTTTAGCAGGTCGGATGCTTTAGCCTGTGAATTTATATCTTTAAGTGCAGAGATTGTAATTCTAATAACAGGGGAATTATTATAATCTGCTAAAGTAACTACACCTGGTCTTGGTGCAATTTTAGGAACTGTAACATTCTTTGGAGTTGCCGGTTTGTTGTTAGTATCGGTTGGTGCAACATATAATTGACTACGATTATACCCTGAGCTAGGTAATTGACGTTTAGCCTCATCAATCATTGCTTGATTGACTTTAATATTTTGATTGTAACGACCTAATATGTCTTTCAAATTGTCTGCCGCATCTAATTCCCAATACGTTGTATCAGTGCAGGGTGTACCAATTGGTACATTTGTTTTTGCAATGTAGTTTTTATTACCATAACTAACTACATACCCCGGAGGATAAGTAGCAGTCTTATCCCAGTCACCTAAATAAGTGTCTGTGTTTGTAGGTTGCTTTAATATATTACTAAACTCCTGACTATCTACTAACGGCTCACACTTGACACGCCATAGATGAGGGTACCAAGTAGCACTAAAACCTTCACTTGCGAAGTTAGCATCAGTTATTTGATAATATCTACGCAATGATGTTGGTATCAATTCATTTAATGGATGATAGTCTGTTAGATGCGGTAATTCAAACACATCGCCAACCATCAACTTGCGACCTATCAATTCAATCATCCTATTGTAATGTACTGTTACAAAGATAATGTCATTGTTCAAAAACAATCCAAACTGACTTAAGTCAAAGTCTAAGTTTGCAACATTATAATGACCACGCAATCTATAGATATTGGTATCATACTTGCGGTCACGATTTTCTAAGAACAACAAGTCTTGTATCTTAGTCGGGTCTGCACTTGTGTATTGTGGTTGAGATAAATCTCTGCTAGGACCTGAATCCATTACACCTAAGTATTTGTGTATATACAAATCGGTTCCTCCAACGTCAAACATTTCTGATATATTCTTATCAAAAAAGCGATAATCGTTGGATTTTTGACTACGGTAAAGGGATAGTTTCGGCATATTACTAGTATTTATCGTAAAGTATTACCGTTTTGCACTTGACAAATAATGGACAATCATATATAATAATGAAATCGTAACAGGAGTAACTATGGCAACACGCAAACCCAAAGCAACATCAGACCACTTTATTAAAGCACTGAATCCTCGGGATGCAGACCAAAAGTACATGGGTGATGAACCCTACTTCCCATTGCAACCCACTAGTACTGGTCGCAAACTTATATTGAGTACAAGTTTCACATGGTACAATCGTTTCTATGGTAAAAAGGATGCTAAAGAACTATTGTGTCAGTATTTGGATCATCATGACCGAACTGCTGATGCTAAGTATTTGCGTAAGGTACATGAATCCGAATTCGTTATGACATTGTGCTGGTTAGCACGTATGAGTTTACGTGGTCTTGAACTGCTTGACCAGGAAGAACATACCCTAGAAAATGAAATTGCACGATTACTGAAACTGGTTCACAAGCCCGAAGTAGTAAAAGAGGTAGCACCTAGCAATCGTCCTAACATTCAGGAATTGATGCGTGAAAAAGCCGGTGAGGCAGCAGGTGAACTTGAAGGTTTACTTGACGAGTACATGACAACAGGTAAGACCACACAAAAGGTCGTTGATATTGTCGCAAAATTCAATGTCATGCCACAGCATATTCCTATCATTGTTGAGATATGGAAACGCAAAGCAGAAGAATTTGCTGAGTTATCAGAGGGTAATGACAAAGACTTGAACGAGGCTTATGCTTTCTTAGGCAAAGTACAAGTACGTAATCTTATTAAATTTGTAGATAATGTTCTAGGTGACTTGAACAGCTATATCTCAATTAAGAAAGCAAGCAAAGCACCTCGCAAACGCAAGGCAGTTCCTGTTGAGAAGATTGTTGCTAAACTCAAGTACTTGAAAGAATTCAAGGATCCAGTTAACAAACTTGACTTGATTAGTGTGCATCCAACTAAGTTGCATGGTGCAAGTGAGGCATGGGTCTATGACACTGCAAAACGTAAAGTGCATCACTATCTTGCAGACGAGTATAGCAAGGTATTCACTGTAAAGGGTAATACGATTCTAGGTTTTGATAGCAATACAAGTGAAATCAAAACATTGCGTAAGCCCGGTGAGCAAATTAAAGAACTAATGGGTAGCAAGCCTGCGGCACGTAAGTACTTTAAAGAGATTAAAGCAGTAGCAACTGCGCCTAATGGTAGGTTCAATGAGAATATGATTATTTTGAAAGCATTCTAACATGACAGATATTGAAAAACGAATGTCAGAGTTGATAGAACCTATCGACCGACAGATTATGATGTGCGATGACCGACGTGATTTGCTTATGCTTAATTGCGCTATGCTACAACGAGTGATTGAACTCTTTGATATGCTTATCGGTGAAGAAGGTAGAAAAACAATGTTAAAGGATAAAGTATGAGTGTAGATTTAAACAAATACAGTGATTTTGTTAAGGCTGTTACAAGTCAACCAAGTAATGAATTGACAACTTTTATGAATCGTTTAGATGAACTTGACGGTAGTTTTAACTCTGCTACTGACACACATGGACCTGATATTAATGTTCCGTTGTTGCTTACTGCATGTCTAGGGTTAGCGGCAGAGTCAGGTGAGTTTATTGAGATTCCTAAAAAGATGTTCTTCCAAGGTAAGCCCCTAACTGATGATAACGTGTTTCACATGAAACGTGAACTCGGTGATATCATGTGGTACTGGATTAACGCTTGCAGGGCACTTCGCCTAGACCCTAATGAAGTCATTGCTGAGAACGTAGAGAAACTTAAAGCACGATATCCCGGTGGTGAGTTTAACGTGTTTAACAGCGAAAATCGCAAGTCCAACGATATCTGATATCCCTGTTTACCTGATAAATACATATAATCAGGTAAACAAATATGGCAACAGCACTTTCCCTACATGAATTAAAAGAAGGATTATTTAAAAGTCTAGAATTGCGTCTTGGCGGCGGAATGATAGATTTAGAACTTGATCCTGAGCACTACGAAGCGGCATACAAGTATGCATTACAAGTATATCGCCAACGTGCTCAAAATTCTACAATAGAAACCTATACATTAATGACGTTGACAGCACATGTCAACACTTATACTCTTCCCGACGAGTATGTTGGAGTCAGGCAAGTCTTTCGTAGAACAATTGGTTTAGAGACAGGTCCTAGCTCTAGCAGTTTTGACCCGTTCAGTAGTGCTATTCTTAATACATATTTGCTTAACTATAACTTTGCTGGTGGTTTAGCAACTTATGATTTCTATGCAGGATATATTGAGTTAGCCGCACGTATGTTCGGTGGATATGTGGTATATACATTTAACCCTGTGACAAAACAAATCAAATTAGTACGTGATGTTAAAGCTACCGGTGAACAGATATTGATTTGGGCTGATATGCAACGACCCGAAGCTGAATTATTACAGGATCCTGGCTCTGGAGTTTGGATAGGTGACTTTACATTAGCTACATTAAAATTAGCATTAGGTGAGGCACGTGAAAAGTTTGCTAGTTTAGCAGGTCCAGGTGGCGGCACTACATTAAATGGAACTGCACTTAAATCTGAGGGAACTGCATTGCAGACACAACTCATTGACGAATTGAAACGATATGTTGACCATAGTCAACCATTGACATGGATTCAAGGTTAACCTAAATACTAGCATATGTCATCTCAAAGTAATACAATCAGTACTACAGGAGAACGTATGATTATAGGAGTCACAGGCTTAATCGGAAGCGGCAAAGACACAATTGCCGATTATCTAGTAACAAACCACAAATTTAAACGCATTAGTTTTGCATCCAGTCTAAAAGATGCAGTGTCAAGTGTTTTTGGTTGGGACCGAGAAATGCTTGAAGGTACAACAAAGAGCAGCCGCAAATGGCGAGAACAAGTTGACCCTTGGTGGAGTGTCCGACTAGGCATTCCCGAACTTACACCACGCTGGATATTACAGCAATGGGGCACAGAAGTATGTCGTGCTAACTTCCATGATGATATTTGGGTAGCAAGTGTAGAAAACAAACTACGTCAGACTAAAGACGATATTGTAATCACTGACTGTAGATTCCCCAATGAAGTCAATGCTATCAAAAATGCAGGTGGTATTACTCTACGAGCAAATAGAGGTCCTGAACCTGAATGGTATGATGCGGCAAAAGCATACAATCTAGGACCAAATGGTAATAGTTTATGGTCACTGAGCAAATCTAAGTTAGATAAAGCCAAGATTCATGCAAGTGAGTACAGTAGTGTTGGGCTAAATTACGATTACCAGATTGATAATAACGGTTCTATTGATGATTTACACACTAGAATCAGTCAACTTCTAAGTCACCACGACGCCAAGGAACGTCTTTCCGCTTAACTACTTCAATACAGTTAAGACATACAGTGCGTAAATTATTAAATGTAGTATGCTCTAAGTTTCCATCTATGTGAAACACTGTAGTTTGACTGGGATATAAACTTCTAAAGCCACATAAATCACATGTGGCTTTTTTCTTGTATCCCGCTTTTTGCCAACTAGGTTCTCTTGGCTTAAGCTTATTCTTCTTACGACCACATTCATCACACATGCTACGATAATGTGTTACTCCGTCACGTTTATAATTTACGGCAGTATTATTCTTTCCGCATGTTTTACATATAGGTCTCATCAGTTATTTAGCTAAAGAACCTTCGAAGGTACGCTAATTGACCGTTTTTTAGTATTATTGCTAAATATTAATACGACTAGGGCGTTAACCCTCACAATCATAACATAAAGGAAATCAAAATGGCATTAGTATCACCAGGAACGCAAGTAACAATTATTGACCAAAGTCAATATTTACCAGCCGCTTCTAGTTCTGTACCCCTATTATTAGTAGCAACAGCTACAAACAAATTAAATGCTGCCGGAACAGCAGTAGCTGCCGGAACAACGGCAGCAAATGCAGGTAAATTATATCAGATTACAAGTCAACGTGACTTGACAACATTGTTTGGTAATCCGTTCTTCTACAAAACAACAGGCGGAACACCAATTCATGGATATGAATTAAATGAATATGGTTTATTGGCTGCTTACTCATTATTGGGTATTACAAATCGTTGCTATGTTTTAAGAGCAGACGTTGATTTAGGTAGCTTAGTTGGTACATTGGTTCGTCCAAAGGGCGATCCAGTAGACGGTACTTACTGGTTAGATACAACTAATTCAGCATGGGGCATCTATGAATTTAATGCTTCTACTGGTAAATTTGTTAACAAAGGTCCAATCGTTATTACAGAAGATGCATTGTTAGACGGTGCAGGAGCTCCGTTAACTAGTGTTGGTAATATTGGACAATATGCAATTGATTC